GTACAGAGTACGGAAGCATCTAATGAGATTGAGGGAATCCGCACAACCAACACACGCCTGCTACAGCTTGTACGGGATAAGACAACACCCCATAATCGTGACGAGGAAGAAATCATGGGCTACCGCGATGTTCTGAATACCATTCACGAGAATTTCGAGTTTATTCCAATCACTTCCAATTATATTTTGCAGCTCCACCGTGATTTGTATCAGTATTCTCATAAGAGCATTGGCGGAAAATTCAAGAACACCCAGAACTATATCAGTGCAACAGATGCAGAAGGACGGGAGTTTGTTTTGTTTACACCGCTTGCCCCGCACGAAACAACTCCAGCAATTGATGCAATCTGCGAAAGCTATAACCGCATGATTGATACACAGGAGCTTGACGCTTTGCTGCTGATACCTGTGTTCATTCACGACTTTCTCTGCATACACCCGTTCAATGACGGCAATGGCAGAATGAGCCGCCTGCTGACGACCCTACTGCTGTATCGCTCCGGCTATGTGATCGGCAGGTATATTTCCCTTGAAAGCAAAATTGCCAAGAACAAGAATCTTTACTACGATGCTTTGGAGCAGTGTCAAAAGGGCTGGAACGAGAACACAGAAGATCCCACGCCTTTTATCAAGTATCTGCTGCAGACCATTCTTGCTGCGTACCGTGACTTCGAGGAGCGTGTGGCAATGGTTGATGAAAAGTTGCCTGCAATCGAAACGGTGCGTCGGGCTGTCTACCATAAAATCGGAAAGTTTACCAAAAGTGAAGTCATGGAGCTTTGTCCGACACTCAGCAAGGCTTCCATTGAGAATGCAATCAAGAAGCTTGTGGAACAGGGATTGCTTGTAAGGCACGGAACAGGACGCAGCACATTCTATACCAGAAGTGATGCACAATAAAATGATCGCATCTGTCGTGAAAACGGCAGGTGCTTTTTTATACGCCGGGGTTGGGCTGGGGGTATCGAAATCGCTAATTGTGAATTTTTTACAGACCGGCGTTCCCTCTCACGCACAAAAACCAAGGTTCAAACGGGGGATTAACCCCGAAAATATGCAAACAAGCCGAAACCTACGCAGTTTCGGCTATTTTTCTCTTAAAAGGCAGGTGAAATCAGATGGCAAAGGACGGTACAAGAAGAGGCGGCAGACGAGTTCGTGCAGGCGATAAGCCGAAAGCCCTCTCCGACAAAATCGCAGAGGGCAAGGATGCAGATATTATGGAATTTTATGCTCCGGAATTGGATGCAGCTGATCTGGACGATGCCGCTGATTTGACCGGTGCGGATATGCCAAGCCCCAGTGCATACTTGTCTGCCCAGCAGAAGAACGGAAAACCGCTGGGAGCAGACATTGTGTATAAAGAAACATGGCTCTGGCTGAAACAGCGTGGCTGTGAAAAGCACGTCAACAAACGGCTGCTGGAAAGCTACTCACAGGCATTCGCCCGATTTGTACAGTGTGAAGAAGCCCTCAGTACCTATGGACTGCTGGGAAAGCACCCGACCACGGGCGGCGTTATTGCTTCCCCGTTTGTGCAGATGAGCCAGACATTTCAGAAACAGGCAAATTTGCTCTGGTATGAGATTTTCGATATTGTAAAGCAGAACTGTACGACCAAATTTGACGGTACGCCACAGGATGATTTGATGGAACAGCTTCTGAGCAGCAGAAAGTGAGGTAGCATGAAAGCAGATACTCAGTTCTGGCGAGATCTGAAAGCCAATCGCCAGAAGATGACAAAACAGCAATATCGCACAATCAAAGGACAGGCTGTCAAAGGCAATATGGATGCCGCCCGAAGAGGTATGCTCAGAATTCAGCAGAGGAGGAATCACAGATGACAACGACCACAGAATTTCAGCTTGTTGACATCAACAAGTTAGTGCCTTATGCAAATAACGCCAGAACCCACAACAAGGAACAGATCCTGAAACTTCGCTCTTCTTTGCGTGAGTTTGGTTTTGTGAATCCGGTGATTATCGACCGGGAATACAATGTGCTGGCTGGACATGGACGCATCATGGCGGCAAAGGAAGAAGGCATTACAGAAGTACCCTGTGTGTATGCCGACCATCTGACGGAAGCACAGAAGAAAGCGTACATTCTTGCTGACAACCGGATGGCGTTAGATGCTGGTTGGGATGATGAACTGCTTGCTGTTGAGATGGAAGAATTGCAGAATCTCGGATTTGACCTTGGTTTGACTGGTTTCGATGAATCTGAAATTGCTGACCTTTTCGACATTAACAGTGATGAAGCAAAACAGGATGATTTTGATGTAGACGCAGAACTGGAAAAGCCCTGCAAATCGAAACTCGGCGACATCTGGCATCTTGGAAAACATACTGTCATCTGCGGTGATTCCACTTTGCCGGAAACCTATACAGCACTTCTTGGAGACACAAAAGTAAATCTTGTTTGCACAGATCCGCCGTATCTTGTCAATCTGGAAAGCACGTCAGGCAAAATCAAGAATGATGACCTTGATGATGAAAAAGGATATGCGTTTCTAAAATCTGCATTTGAGAGATTCAAAGATGCCATGGCGAAGGATGCAAGCATTTATGTGTTTTATGCCACCTCCAAGGCACGTGTATTTCATGATGCTTATGAAGATGCAGGCTTCAAGGTCGGTGCAGGACTTGTCTGGAAGAAAGACCGCCTTGTTCTCACCCGAACTGACTGGAAGTATATCCATGAACCGATTATCTGGGGCTGGAGAAAAGACGGAAAGCATATCTGGTATGGTGACCAGAAACAGAAAACGGTATTTGAATTTGACCGCATTAAAAACAGCAAAGAGGACGGCTGCGGACATCCATCCAGTAAACCGGTGCCGCTGATCGCCTATCTGATTTCCCAGTGTACACAGACAAACGGAATGGTGCTGGATGGATTTCTGGGAAGTGCTTCTACATTGATTGCCTGTGAGCAGCTAAATCGTGTGTGCTTCGGTGTGGAACTGGAACCGAAGTTTGTTGATGTAGCTGTTGAAAGGTACACAAAACTCCATGACGGAAATTCCGATGATGTGTATTTGATTCGGGATGGGAAGCGAATGGAATATTCGGAAGTAGAGGTGTCAGATGCGTAACCTCACCCTTGGCAGCCTCTTTGACGGCAGCGGCGGTTTTCCGCTTGCCGGACTGCTGGCAGGCATTGTGCCTGTCTGGTCTTCTGAAATTGAACCGTTTGCTATTCGTGTGACAGAGAAACGGCTGCCGCAGGTGCAACACTTCGGCAATATCAGCGGACTGCATGGTGCAAAGCTGCCGCCTGTGGACATCATCACCTTTGGCAGTCCATGCCAGGATATGAGCATCGCCGGAAAAAGAACCGGTCTGAACGGCAGCCGTTCTTCTCTGTTTCACGAAGCAATCCGTATCATCCGAGAAATGAGGTGTGCAAGCAATGGTAAATACCCAAGATACATCGTCTGGGAAAACGTCCCCGGAGCATTTTCTTCCAACGGCGGAGAAGATTTCCGCTGTGTCCTCGAAGCCATCTGTTCGGTCAAAGACAGCAGCATTTCAATTCCTCGACCTGCGGGAAAATGGACAAAAGCCGGAGAGATTCTGGCAGAATCCTATTCCCTCGCATGGCGAGTTCTTGATGCACAATACTGGGGAGTGCCCCAGCGAAGAAAACGGATCTTTCTTGTCGCAGATTTTGACGGAGCAAGTGCCGGAAAAATACTATTTGAGTCCGAAGGCTTGTCAGGGTATTCTGCGGAGAGCCTCCGTGCGTGGCAAAGAACTGCCGGAAGTGCTGCGGACAGCTTTGGAACGGCAGGCTTGTGCTTGTGTGACCAGGGCGGAGAACGCATAGACATTCTGAAAGAACGCACTGCCACCCTTCGGGCAGAAGCCCATCATCCGCCTTGTGTACTGGAAAATCATCCTGCTGACAGCCGGCTTCAGATCTCTGAGAGCAGAAAAGTACAAACACTGACTTCCAGATGCGGAACAGGCGGCGGAAATGTTCCGCTGTTGATGGATACGCCGAAAACGCTGAAGATTCGCTGCGGAAAAGCCGGCGGTGGAAAAGGCAGTCTGATACAGGAAAACAAATCTGCTACGCTGTCCTGCAACAATGACCAGACTGTATTTCAGCCGAAAGCATACGGCATCAGTTCCTTTTCCAGCAATGCCATGCTTTCCGGTAATCCGCACAGTGGCATTTATGAGGCAGACACTGCCCGTACTTTGGACACCAGCGACCAGTCACCAGTAAAAAACCAAGGCGGTATTGCTGTGCTGGAAAGTTATGCTTTGCAGGGTTCAATGATCGGTCGGTCTGACCAAAACGGACCGCAGGGCGGCGGTGTCAACAAAGAGGTCGCTTTCACTTTGAATGCTACCGACCATCATGCAGTGTATGCTGCTTCTACGGGAAATTTCAGCGGTGCATTTCGGGAAACGACCCCTACACTGCTGGCACGGGATCACAAAGACCCCAGCATTGTTTCCAGCGGTTATGCGGTTCGCAGACTGACCCCGCAGGAATGTGCGAGACTGCAGGGATTTCCGGATCAGTGGTGCAGTGACCTGGCATCGGAAAATCCCACAGAAGAAGAAATCGACCGATGGGCAGCTATTTTTGAAGAATACCGAAAAGCGGTAAAACCGAAGAGCCGTCCCAAAAGCCGAAAGATGGTACAGAAATGGCTGCAAGATCCATACCGTGATGCAGCAGAGTACCGCCTTTGGGGGAATGGCATCTGTCTGAATGTTGCTGTTTTTGTGCTTGCCGGAATTGTCTGGGCAGATTTGTGATCTGTTACAAATGACCGCCGAAACATTCTACACATCTCACAGTTGCTATCTGTGGGAAAAAGAGTTAATATGTGTCATGGCGAAAGCAAAAACGCCGAAAGAAAGGAGTTTTTCACATGACCATTACTTATCACAGTCAAAATCGAAAGGAACTGGTGAAAGCCATCAGTGAGATTATCGGCATTCCGGCAGTATATCAATTCATGCCGGCTTGTGCTTACAAGATCGGGGAATGTTACAC